GGATGATGGTTAATGAAATTGTTTATCCTGTCATGGCTTACAATGGAGACCTTATACAGTTGTTTGGTACAAATCCTTCCGGCAAAATTTGACTGTTATTATCAATTCTCTGGTTAATTCGTTGTTGTTAAGAAGCTGTTTCTTTAGCCTCTATCCGGAAAAGAATTTTAAACAAGAGTGCTCCTTTTTGACTTATGGGGATGATGTCATAGGTTCTGTAAGTGAAAATTGTTGTAAGTTTACGCACATCAATTACGCTAAGTGGCTGGCAAAGCATGATATGAAGTTTACTATGCCTGACAAAGAATCTGTTGCAACACATTATATGCGCGAAGAAGATGTGGATTTTCTAAAACGAACTTGCGTATTTAATCCAGATCTGGGTCAGAAAGTTGGTCTTTTGTCTGAAGATTCAATTTTCAAACGATTGCACTCACATTTGTTGTCTAAGGAATTGACTCTTGAGATGCATAGTGCTCAAAATATAGATACTTCACTACACGACTGGTTCTTTTATGGTCGTGAAACATTTGAAGATCGCCGTGACAAACTGCGTTTAGTTGCTGAGAAATGTGGTATCAGCCATTTGTGTCCTGGTCTGGATTTGTCTTACGATCAGCGAGTCAAGAAGTGGAGGCAAAAGTATTTAGGAGAGGAAATTGAAGATGAAGATATCACTGTTTTGGAAGAGCAGTGTGGTGATATGTTCGTGGGTACTTACGACTATATGGACCATTGTCGTGGCACCGGAGCTGACATATATTATGGTTGGGAACACTGGGTTGCTGATTTTTCACTACCCTTTTATCTTTTGCTTGCTTACATGTATCATTGTGGATATTCCGTACATTTTGGACGAGTTCCCTGGTATGTGCCCGTTTTGATGTCACTATTGACACCGGCTGGTATGGGAATCAATTTTATTTGGTGGATCATTTGGACTCGAATTGAAATGTTTGTGTTCTATAAAGTGGTCTTCTCTTATGTCGCATACGTCTATAATGATTACAATAAGCGCAATAAGGATTTTGTTCCTTTTGAGTTGCGGGGTTTCTCTTAAAACCTCGACCCAGTTGCTGCACTGGGCCCTACGGGAAAGCAAAACAGATGTGTA